CTACGTGTTCTCCCTGCTTGCCATAAAATTCATTCTGAAAATCAACAACCCCTTGCTGACCGAAGAGTACATAGCACGGTTCGTCGACGAGTGTGTGAATGCTTATGGACGGACCGGGATGACTTGCGTCCGCGGGATTCGGGAACGGCTCATCCTCGTCTTCGATACGGCGTTCAAATCGTTTTGTTGTCAACAAGGTCTATGTGTGAACGAGAACATCGATCAAGGAACGATCGATACACTCTGCCCAGTCGATCTCATCAAACCCCTCTTGGACGCGGTGGCCAACGATAGGACGTTCAACGCGTACAGTGCGCAATGGTCGTATGACGCAGCAAATCAGGACCTGGAACTGAAAGATCGCCGGGGCGCTTTTATCGACGCCATGACCGAACAATATACCGAAGGTATTGAACACGAAGAGGCCCAAGAGGCCCAAGAGGCCGTCCGCGCGGCGATCGATGCGAAAGTGCGCGGTCTGGAAGACGCGGAGCGGGCGAATTTTGGATGCGCCGATGTTGACGACATATTCAGCGACCCAGTCGATTGTGCAAAACCGAAGGAGGCGAGACGGCTCGGCGATGCAGTCGAGCGCCGCGTACAGACTTAGGAAGTCGTTTTTGTGCTCAACATGAAGAATCAAGGGAAACAAACCTTCACCCGACCACGTACTCCGCGTCGCCCTTCGTGGAGGACGCCGGGTAGAGCGCGTGGATCGTCGGCACGACCGCCATGTTGGGCGGGGGCGACACGTCCAGGATGCACGACGATTGTGCTTCCGGGGTTTGGAACGCCACGTCCACCTTGGTCTCGAACGTTCCGTACGCGCACTGCGCTTCGGCCGTCCGGTCCACGGTGTGCTCCGCCGCGCCGACGGTCGCGTTGTTCACGTCCCCGTTCCCCGCCGCTTGCCGCAGGTGTTGCCCAAAGTTGGTGCGCTGCAACGAGACTTTGCCGGGTTCGCTGGACGCCATGGTAAGGGTCGGATCGTTGATCGTCGGCCCGCGCTGGACGCGCGTGACGCGGCTCTTCAGGCACGGGTTCGGGCGGCGCAGGACGATGCCGTTCGTGAGGGCGTCTTCGATCTCCACGCGACTCTGCCGCGCGCGTCCGCGGTCCGTGGTGCGCTTCAGTTCCGCCCCCCGCGCGGTCGTCGCCACGTCGTCGTCCAAGTCGACGTGCCCGCTGCGGTCGACGCGGTGCGTGCGGTCCTGGGTGCACAGGGCCTCGCCCCGCTGCAAACTGCCCAGCCCGGCCGTGTCCTCGACGGTGACCTCGCGGGCGTTCTCCATGCTCCGCTTCTCGTTGTCCCGCAGCGCTTTGGCGCGCTCTCCGCCACGGCTGCCGTCGAGGTCCAGGAGTGGGTTGCGCCGGACGATTGTCGGGCACCGCACGCTGGCGACGGACATGCGCTCCCGCGGCCCCTGCTGCCGCACCGCCGAGTCGGCGTTCCCCACGCGGCCCGCCTCGGTCTTGTCGGTGGTCACCCGCACCTTGCTCCGCACGGCGCTGCCGCCCGCTTCCTCCGACGTACCGTACGCCTCGCGCGGGCCTTTCAGGTTGGCCTCGTGCCGCATGCTCGGTGTCATACGGACCACTTCCCGCGGCATGAAGTGCCCGCCGGTCATCGCCATGCCCCACGGGGCGCGCGTCACCTGTCCGGTGCACGCCGGGCGCAGCCCGTTCAGATTGTGGCGCAGGTCGCGGTCCACCGTCTCGTTGGCCTGCGGCCGGTCGTCGCGCAGCCGGTTCGCCAAGTCGGCCCGAACGTCCTTGTTCTCCAGCGCCACCCGGGCCTTTCGCGCCTGTTTTACCAGCGGTGCGGGGCACAGAAAATTGTGAGTAGTGTGGTTGCGGCGATAGTCCCCCGTTGGGTCAATCTTTAGATCCGAGAGTTCGTAGTTGTACAGATCCGGGTTTATATTTCTATTATGTCGAAACTCTTGAAAGACGCCATATTTTCTGGTGTGCTTGTAGTCCGTATTCATACCGCTCTTGTCTTCTGTTGACGCGTAACGCGCACCCCCTTCGGCATAATGTGTCACCGGTCCTTTGGGCCAGCCGCCAGTAGCGTCTAAGAAAGCACCCACGTGCGTATTCACGTCCTCCTGTGTGAGGAGTTTATCATTCGTGGGGCGGTTGTTTTCTGCGGCCCACTTGTCGTACAGAGCAGGGTCGTACGCATTCTCTGGACCCTTCTCTGGTATTGTCGGGGTGGGTTTTTTAATTAAAGCGTCTAAGAAAGCACCCACGTGCGTATTCACGTCCTCCTGTGTGAGGAGTTCATCATTCGTGGGGCGGTTGTTTTCTGCGGCCCACTTGTCGTACAGAGCAGGGTCGTACGCCTCATTCTCTGGACCCTTCTCTGGTATAATTAAAGCGGCTGAAGAAGATTCGGCTTGCATCTCCGGGGCTGAAAAATAATTAGCAAAATTACGCCCGAGAATTCGCGCGTTCGCTTGTGCATATTCTCTCTTCCTTAGTATCTCCGTGACCATGTCCGTGGCCAGTTCATCAGCCTTTTTTCTCATAGCACCCTCCCCTCGTTTGCCCTTGGCCAATTCTAGAGCCGCTGCATCTATTTTTATCATAGCCTCCGCTTGACCCTGTTCCCCTAGTCCCTTAGTGAGACCCAACAATTCTTTTCTAGTCGCTTTCAGCGCTTGTTCTATAGCCCTATCTTTTTCAGCCTCTTGTAACCCCCCTGGCGCCAGGCCGAGGTTCTTTTCAGCAAGTTTCGTAAAATACTTAACGTATTTTTGCACAAGAGAGTTGTGCCTCCGCTCTACCTCGTCCGCTACCTCTTCGAGCCGCACCACCGGGGTGTGGTTGCTCGTCAAACTCCACACTGCCGTCACGGCGGGCAAAATCATCATTAAAAGGGCACTGGCCATAATTTTCTGTTTTGGTTTAGTCCTGTGCAGGAAAAAAAAGATTGCGATTTTTGATGGTTTTTTCAACACCACAATTATTTCTTTTGACAACGGTGGCACTCTTTTTTACAACCGAGGACTATTGTTGACGTGTCAATCCTCGGAATTCCCGGGCCTGCTTGTTTTGGGGTTTTATTCAACGCGGCTCGCATGCATGTTCGTATGCAGTCATCACACAGGACAACCGGCTGCTCCTTTGCCGCTTTCTTTTTCTTTTTCCCCCACCATCCACCTATTAACCTCGATTCGAGTTGTCTAAATCGAAATCCTGGAAGAGGAGCAGCATCCGACCAAAACCAGTACTTGTTCGACGGTCTTGTCTCAAAAAAGTACGTCTCGTTATCGCCTATTTGGATGATTCTGCCATCGTGTAATTCGTACCGCTCTCCGTACGCCGCATGGAAGAAAACGTTTTCATTGGTTAGAGTATACTTTGCTCGCTTCTTCCTCGATTTCGTTCTGGACGTTCTTCGTTTGACGCACTCGTAAATCCGGCCCCCCTTCGTCGTTGTCCGGCTGCTTTTTCGGCGACGGTGCTGCTCGGGTGATTTGCACGGTGTGCGGTACCCGGGACGGCAACGCGTTCCTGTCGGGTCCCTCCGTTTCGTCGGATCTGTGCATGCTTTGTTGTTTTGTGGATTCAGTCGATAATGACCCGGCTTGGTCTTGTTCATGACAAAAGCACCCGTCTCTACACCTTTTCTAAGAGCGGCGTTTACATACCGGTGCTGCGACGGTGTGAGATTCAAATACGTCTTGATCCCAGGGAGAGACATGCCTCCTTTTTTCGTGCGGATGGCCGCGCTAATCAGGTCACGATACGTGGGTTTGTGAGTTGACATTGTGTTTTATTTACTCCGGCAGAAAATAAGTTCTCCGTATACGATCCAAAAAAAAAAAACAACAATCGTAATGCATCAACAATCAATTCGATTAATTGCTGTACGCGATGCCGGCCATGCCGTTGGCCAATCGCAAGATGTTCCAGTTGGTGGCAAGGACGATGGTTTCGTATTCGGCACCATCGTTGTCGTAGTTCAAGTCCATGACGCAATTGTCGATGCGCGAGAAATTGCAGGACCCGGACGGTTGGACCTCTTCCGGGGAGAGGGCAAAACTGTAGGAGTAAACGAACTCATTATTGGACGCGTCGGGGATGCGCGAGTGATGCTGGAAGGGCTGCACCGTGCGGAAGTATTCCGCGGGGACGGCGGAACTGTTCCCGACGTTGTTGAAGCGGCTGTGGTTGTTGAACTTGAGTTGCACGCTCGCGATCGGGTCCATCTTGGCGTGGACTTCATCTGTGGTGTCTTCGCCAGTGATAAGCGTCCTGCCGGAGTAGTCGAAGGGGTGTATGTTGTCCCCGACCTCCCCGACCTTGCGCGCGGCAAAGAGCAATTCGCTGACGGGGTGGTTGAAGTACAGGCGGTGGGATTCCGAGGAGTTCTTGCTTGACTTCTTGGTCATGACTTGCAGTTGTTTGACCAAGATTTCCATACTCGCGTCCGCGAAGCGCTGGCGCTCGGCGGAGTCCAAGTAGACGAAGCCGACCTCGAGGCCGACGTTGGTGTCGTCGTTGGTGAGGGGAAGGGCACCGTCATCGATCGGGAGATTTTTCTTTTGGCCGATCGTGCTGATCGTTTGGTTTTTGTACACTGTGGCACCGGCCGAGACGCAATCCGTGATGCTCTTCATGTTCAAGTTGACCGAAATCGCGTGGAATTGCAAGGAGATCAAAGGCAAGGCGTTGCCGCTGACGCCGCCGGGGACCGCGCTGTTGAACCACATCGGGATGGGGACGTACAAACGTTTGGCGTACTTGTCTGCGTCGGCACCCTTGGGGTTCTTGCAATCGGCGTCGCAGCCGATCATTTCATCGAGGGCTTTCCCGGCCTGGCCGGACAAGCAGTCCCACATGAATAAATAATCGCTGGTGACTTCGTCAATGCATTGGTTCCCGATGTTGATCGAGCATTTGTCCACGAGCAGTTGACCGACGCGGTCACTGTACGTACCGTCAATCCCGGGCAAGTCGATGACGACGTAGAGCGAGGTCAACAAGTCCCCTTCACGGGGGATCTGCGTCTTGGTGTTGCCCCCAGTTTTGGTGGTGCCGGTCAAGGAGACGGACGACGCGTCCAACGCGAAGCGCGTGTGGCGCAGCGACACGTGGCGCCAACTGGTGGTCTCCGGGTCTTCCGTGATCATGGAGTCGGCTCCGCCGGTGGCGGAAATTTGGTGAACGGGTGCGAGACCTCCTGGCATGTTGGATGTTGTGTTTTGAAAATTGGGTGGGTGTTGTGGTGGTGTGGGGTTTTCTTTCTAGCGCGAGAAATTTTTCCCGCGCGCCAACGAACGAACCCGCTGGTCGGACGAGTAAAAAAAAAAAGACGAACGCGTGTTAAACCCCATTCAACTAACTGGCGTAGGCCAGACTCACTTTCTGATCTTTAATGTGCACCACGTTCCAGTTCCGGGCGAACAACACGAATTCGCCGGCGGTGTACTGTTGCTCGAATTCGAACTCCATGACCGCGTGGTCCACGCGGCTGCAGTTCAAGGAGCCCCCAGGACTGGGTGACTGCGGGTCCAGATCGAACGAGTAGCAGTAGTAGAACTGGTCGTCCGAGTCCGCGGGCACCTCCCCGTGCATTTCGTACGGTTGGACGGTCCGGAAGTACCTTCCCTCGACCGGGCTGCCCCCGTTCATGTTGTACCGTGGGTGGTTGTTGAGGCGCATCATGACGGACGCCACGGGGTCGGGGATCATCAAGCCGTCGGCTATTTCGGGTTGGGCGTCTTTGACGGTCCAGACCAATTCGCGGACGGGGTGATTGAACGGCAGACGGATCTCTTGCTTGTACCCGTTCGTGACCGGCTTGGACAGCCGTTGGACCTGCGTGATGAGGAAGGAGTTGTCGGCCTCTTGCACGTGCTGGTGCTCGGCCTCGTCGAGGTAGACGAACCCGCATTCCAAGAATACGCTCGTGTCGCGGTTCGTGGGCTGGGTGCTGAGTTCGTCATCTTCCGACTTGCCCTTGCGTGATTGGCCGATCAAGTCGATGCTCTGGCGGATTTCGGCGTTGGCGTAGTGTTCGACGAGGTCCGACAACGGCTTCAAGACCATCTCGATCTGCACTTTGTGGTACGGGATCCCGGCCAGCGGGAGCGCGTTCAACATCGACGAGGTGAAGAAGAACGGAATGGGCACGTACAGCCGTTGGGCGATGCTGCTCGCGGCGATCCGATCCGCGTCGTTCTTGTAGTTGAAGATGAGTTGCGACAGGGTGGCGCGTCGCGTCTCGCCCTCCAGCGCGGCGACGATGTCGAGGTAATCGCCGTCCAACGATTCAATGACCTGGTTGCCTATTCTCAGTTCGATCCGGTCGATCATCTTGAAGCCGAGGCGGTCAATGTAGAAGGGGTCGTCGCCGTCGGGATCCTTGGCCCGCAGGCCCGGCAGGTCCACGCAAACGTACAGCGACCGGAGGAGGTCGGCCTGCTTCTTGACTTCCGTGACCGTGCGCTGGCCGAGGTAGGCATTGCCGTCTAAATCGATGCGCTCGTTGTCCAGGGCGTAGTTCGTGCGGACGGCGTGCTTCATGCGGAGCACGGTCGCATCGGGCTCGCCGCTGTACACCGTGAAATTGGATTCGGTGGGGTTGCCGGTAAGGTGCTGGTTGTGCTCTGAGAGAGCAATCAGTTGGAGGGAACTCGCGTGTTGGCCGGGCATAATGTTTTTTTTCTGGTAAGTCAGGAGTGGGTTTTAATAGTTGCGCAATAAAAAAAAAAATCGGCGGTCGAACGGGGAAAATAGGCGCGTTCATGCCGGGAAAAACAAATTTGCACGCTACATAAAAACCTACCTTACGAAGCGTAATCGAACCGAACGCGCCATGACAGACAGTGATACCAGCGCTATCGAACCGCGCAGTTCCGACGAAGACCCCAATTCGGAGGACGACGCATTTCTATGCGCCTCCTCCACCGAAGAGACGGACGTCGTCGAATCCGAGAACGACGACGACGTGACGACGTTGCAGGAGGACCCCTTCTACCGGGACCACGTCGATCGTGTTCGCGCCGCGGCGGCGGCGGCCACGGTGTCGGCGGGGGGGTTGCGACGCGGGGGTCGGATAAAAAAACCAAGAACTCGTTACCAAGACCCCTACTACCAACAACTGATGACCGACGGCGGCAAGGACACCCCCCTGGGCGGCGGCGGCGACGACGACATGGACGACGACGCGGAGGACGGCGACTTCTCCCCCATCCACGACGGGGAATACTCCCTCGACGAAGAGTCGTCGGAGTCGTCGGATGATTCGGCTGATTAATTTACCACCACGAGTGGCCACATACAAAATTTATTTAATCTTATTGCCGAATCGATCGACGTAATACTCTGGAGGTGTAACACAGCCGTTTGCATGCGTCGCTAAGACACAATTTCCATACTTCTCTCGGCACCAACCGTCAGTTGTCTTTCTTGTATGCGCCCTCCCCGATCACCATCGCGACAAAGGCGTAGGCGTAGGGCGCGGCGAGGGTCAAGCCCGCCTGGACGAGGCGGTTGTCCGTGACGCGGCCGCTCCAGATGACGTAGAGCAAAATGGCCAAGTACGCGTTGTACGTCATGTTGGGCTGCGCCGATAATTGGAAGTAGAAATCGAGATATTTCAGCATGGTCGTTTTTTATTTTTTTTTTATTTTGGCATATAAAATAAAAATAACCACCCTATGTCAGAATTTTCTTCCACCTCTTCTGGTGGGCAAACAACATCAGACGACGACGAGTACGACTTCGGGGATGGTTTTTTACGAGAGGAGTCCTCCCCCGACGCCTCCTTCGCGGACGAAGATATGAAACCGATATCGACCCAGTTATGGAATGCTATGACACCGGGGGAACAGGCATTGCATATGGCATTGGTGGCGAATCCATTGATACAAAGACCGAGGATACGGACACGCCGTCACCCGGTGGATTATGGGTGGGCAGACCCTCGGCACGAAGACGATATGGACCAACTGCCAGAGGAGACGTCGGAGGAGGAGGCGGCGTCTTCTTCGGGACAAGAGTACGTTCCTCCTGAGTCAGAAGAAGAAGAATCTATGGACGACGAAGAATCGGAATAATAATGTATTATTATTACAACAGATCGAAACTACACGACACAGCATTGTAATGTATTCGAATGTATTTGTATAGAGTACGGTTATTTACCTACTTTTTTTTGCCTCCAAAAAGTATACAAACCACTAACGATGGACGGCGAGCACGTCGTTTACTACGCTTTAGGGGCGGCGCTCGTCTACGCCTTGCTGAGCGGGGTGGACCACTCCGTCCAAACCCAACGGCGGCGACGGCGGCAGCACGCCGCGTGCCCGGGCGCGCCCACCCTCTTAATCGTCATGTACAGCCGACTGGATAATTACGCCGCGGCCGCGACGATTCGGGAACTCGCCCAGGCCGCGCTGTGCCCGCTGCGGATCCACGTCGCCGTCGTCCAAGGCGTCGCGCAGGCGAGCACCGACGTGTACGATTTGTACGAGGAGGCCGGGGGCGGCCTGCCGGACGGCGCCGTCCGTGTTCTGACCGTCACCGAGGACTTTCCCAGCACGCTCGCCGCCTACGACATGGCGGTCGAGGCATTGTACCAGGGCGAAACGTTCGTGCTGTTCACCACGCCGGGCACGGTCTTCGCGCAACACTTTGACACGGCCCTGACGGCCCAAATGATGAGTCCGACGACGAAGAAGGTGGCCCTCGTCAACCACGGCCCCAAATTTCTCCTATCGAAGACGACGCAGCACTCGAAAAGTATGCGACACTACTACGCGGCCGCGTTCCCCGCGGAGCCCCCGAGCCCGGACGACACCCTCTGGTTCCCCACTCTCCAGCCCCCGACGAACGACGGGAAACTGCCCGTCGTCGTCCCCGCCGCGGGCCCGTTGACGAAGAAGGTCACGGTCGCCGTCCAGAGCATCGCCGCGTCGTCCGTCTGCACGATGCTGCGGGCGCCCGTGCCCGTGCTCAACGTCGTCGGCGGAGACGCCTCGGTCGGGGACTCGTTCCTGCTCTCGGCCGCATTGCACGCGCACGGGTACACCTTCTCCGCGTCCTCGACCACGGTCTGCTTCGAACGGAGCACGCGGAGGAAACCGGTGAACGAGGACCTTCCGCGGCCGCAAGCGGTGCGCGCGTACATGGACTTCGCAGGCGTGGACCCCGCGACGTACACATTGTACGGCCGCGCCCGCCTGGGCCTCGTGACGCTCCGTCCGACGGAAATCGTGGCCAAGTTTGGCAGCGACGTCGCGTTTCAGCGCACGAAGAACTCACTGAGGTGAGACGCGGCGTTGTGAGATGCGTTTCATCATTCGAACAAATGTTTCGTTGTCTGCGTCGCGTTGCGCCTGGGTTCTTTTTCTCTTCTTCTGGACTTCGGGTTCGAGGAGTGGCTGCTCGGTTTTGTTCCGTTTGAACAAATTAATAAATGTACGGTTGTTGTGTTCTTGTTTTCGGCGTCGTGCGTCCGCGGTGTGACGGATTATCTGCTCTCGTCTCAATTTCAACTCCTGTACCTCACGCGTCGCGTTCTGGCGTTCGGCGTCGGCGTCCTGGCGACGGCGGGTCGCCAAAAGGCTCGGTTGCTGCTCGTCCTCGTGCGCGACAGCATCGGCCTCCTCCTCGAAGGGGTCATCCCCACTGTCGGAGGACTCGTCGGACGAGGCGCGACCGAGGACGTCGACCTCATCGTCGAACAGCGAAGACATTTGATTACAAAATTATTGAAAGAGTGGGGTGTTTGTATTATGTCGCGCGCGCGTGCCCGCATCAAGAAGAAGACGGCGAACAGCACGGACATGTGCGCACACGAGGTCGACACCGGCAAACGTGCATCCACGAGCCATAAATTATATTATCATTCTTAAATTGCACTTGCATTTCCCGCCAAAAATACATAAATACAGTCGAATACACTACAATGCTGTGTCGATGTAGTATATATATATACTTGTAATACTTAATAATTGGCCGCCTCGAGGTCTTCGAGCGTGAGGCTTAACATATGCGACGAGACGATGGCGTGGCTTTTGGCGTTCTTTTTCCGTAAATACGCCTCCAGCCCGGCCTCTGCGGCGGCCTCCCCCAGGGGAATCACTTTTTTCCGCCCCGACCAGATCACCGCGGCGTCCTCCGTCTTCCCCTCGAACGTGGGCGGCTCGAGGCCGAAGGCGTGGGCGGCGATGGAGAGTAAGTGGACAAAATCGTTAAAGTCCTTCGCGGTCTGGCGTTTCGTGCACCGCCCCCACCCGCCGGTTTCCTCGTGTCGTTTCCGCTTCTTCTTCTTGTGCGTGACGAAGGGTTCCACGAGTTCCATGAGCGCCGTGTGGGACTCCAGCGAATCCTTCTGGTACCGTCCGTCGAGCATTCGCTCCATGTATTCTGCCTCGGGGAACATACGCGCGGCCCACTTTTTGCAGTTCGGCTTGTACTTTTTACAGTTCAAGTGCGTCGAGTCGGCGTGCGCCAGCGATACCTCGGCCAACGGCCCGTGCGGAGGCTCCTCGTCGAGGAGGCCGTAGTAAATCAACTGGGCGGTCCCAAACGGGTACTTGGTCCACGTTTCCATATTATTAAAGAATGCGTTCGGATTGAAACTCATCGAATTAGAGAGCGGAACGCCGATCAAGTGCTGTCCGATGTGCACACAGCCGTCCAGAGGTAGATCCAGATCGATGAATAAGCACCCTTCCACGCTCGACCCGGCCGTGACGGTCATCTGTTCACAGTCGTAGGTTCCGAGGACGGTGCACGGAACATGGGGGTAGGTTCGCCGCATGAACTCCTTGAACAAGACCGAGGAGACTGCCCCGTCCCAGTCGGGGCTCACCATGAGCCGGACCGACGACGACTGCGACTGCACAAATGCCTTCATCTTATTCTTGAATACATGCTGCCACATGTCGGGCTTTTCTCCTTGTCCGCCCGAAAGAAAAGAGGACGGTTTCAACGCACGTTAAACGAAGGGGGTTCTTTCTTTCTTACTCAGAATTCGCGGATTAAATATAAATATACGATAGTAATAAAAAGACATTAACATCACTGCGAAGTTTTACATGGTGTAGTAGGGAGGCTCATCATCGTCCAGAATCTCAATGGCAGTCGTCAACGAGGCTCCGGGCGCTGTCGAGGCTGCCAGAGTCGTCGTCTTGGACTTCTTCTTGCTGCCCGCTTCGAACGTGTCCGACTTCCGTTTGGGTTGGGCTCCTTTCATGTTCTTCCATGTAGCAGCGATCATTTTCTTTAAGTTAAAGTTTGGCGTCAATGTTTTAGTGATCCTTTGCTTCGTGTTTGGATCCGTCATATGACCTCCTTCAAGCCATCTTTCGATGGCGCATCGCTCGTACGTCTGTCCTACACTCGTCTGGACCGGATCGACCATGGGAAGACCTGTGATGGTACAGCACATCCCATCCACATCCGGATCGTCTGGTTGTTCGTCGATCGCTTTCATGGCGGCCGCCCTCTTGAGGTCGACCGCCCTCTTTTCGGCCTCCTTTTTTATTATGTGATTCAGGAATTGGTGCCGCAATCTATTTACCTTCGTCACATTCACTATTTCCAATTCATCATTCACATCCTCTGCGGTTATGTTGAGGTAAATTTCGTCCTTAATTTGATGTGCTGGACTGTACTGCAAGTCTTCTTTCACACGCCAGTACGCTTCTGCTTCTGCGACGGTTGCCTTGGGTGTTGTATAGTAAGTAAGCGGAGCGATGGTCGACTTCTGCCAATAATTCCACGAGGGCGCGGGAGACTGCCAATAATTCCACTCTCCTCGAAGGCCGAGATCGGATCTCAACGTCCATGGTATGCAGCGATGTACGTGCATAGTACCGTAGGACATACCCTTCGTATGCCTCTGCGCAAGGAACAGGCAGGGCTTAAAATAAAAGTCGGCTCGGCCAACGAACCGACGATACGGAAACCAAGCCGCTGTGCCCTTCGAGTCAATCACATTGCATACATGGGTCTGAAAATCACGGTACGCTTGCAGCGTTGGAAACGTGCGCATGAGATGATGCACTTGTGGCCAGTCGACCGTGCCGAGCAAACCTGGCAGCGGGATTTCCAGAGGGGAGACGCGCACGTCAGACGACGGTACATACAGAACAAGGGTGGCATCGTCATCATCTGAACGATGCCATGTGGCGCCGTCCATTTCGGGCCACCGTGAAACAATCACCCGAGTGGACGTCAGACGGCTCGCGTCGTGAGCGTGGCGTAATTGTCGACGAAATACATCACGGTCGCGCTCTAACTGTTCTGGATTATTGCCGTCCTCGCGGTGTCGCTGGGTTATGAATGCATCCAAATCGACCAGGGCTGAACGTGCTGGTCGGTCGCCAGACTTTTTCAATTCTTCGACTCGTCGCCGACCATCCTCAAACACATCCTTGTACGTCCGCAGAACAGGATCGCCTTTCTTCATATAGGGGCACAAGCCGTTCATATTCAACTTCCCGAAGAACACTGGGTCCTTCTGGCAAAGCGCGTGAAGCGCTTCTTTGCTGTAAAAATCAGGGGCCCCACGTGCGGCGGTCATCATGTACACATCGATGCGGCCGGTATACGTCAAATTTGTGTGCGGCAGCATCCCATGCGATACCAAATACTTGTAACGTTCGCATGCATTGTGATCACTAAATACCTGCACCCCATTTATCCATTTAAATGGTACATCGGACTGCTTCACCACGTGCGCTGACAACTGATGCCACATCTCTTCGTCAGTATCGAAGACAGATGGCGGGCTGTGTAATGCCTCGACGACGTTTGCCCAGGTCAACGGCTTCTGCAACCTCGACAAGTCACCATCTAAACACTCTTCCATGGTGGCGTCGTCACGCGCCAAAACAATCCCACGAGGGGCGATGGTGGTGACGGACTCCCATCGATTCACGCCGAATCGGGTCGGAAATGTTCGTATTGTTCCATTTATGCAGCGAACCCTCGGTTCTACGGTCACGCAACACTCGTGTGGGCGTTTGAAAACCAAGACAAATGACCATGATAAGTCCGATGTTAGTGACTTTTTGATACGGTCGAGCAACTCACGGACCTCGCGTTCGCCCATAAAGTCACGTTTCGGCAAGTCTACTATTGAACGACCGTCCTGGGTCGCCACCGCCAAACACCATGAATTGATATCCTCCGGAACATTCCATTCTTTATTATTCTGTGTCTGCGCAAGTAATAATGCGTGAACGGTAGAGACTGGATCGTCGCCGCCTAAGTTCGTGTGACACACAAATTGTCGTTGTCCATCATTTAGCAGGACGCGCAACTGGGCGAACCCTTTCTTCATCCTGAGGCTCCCCCCCACGGTTGGGCGGCACGCGCAGCAGAGCGACGATTGAACCTTCCGACCATTACCAAGCCATGTGTATTGGTTCTTCGCCGAATCGCAAGTGCACACCTCTGACGACTTAATAATGTACCCCGAAAGTGCCGTCAGGAAATGAAGGCGTGACAGAAAGTCTGTTGGGATATCTGTGATTGGTCCCTCAGCAACTTGCGCTTGGAATACGTATGGAATACGATCATCAAATATACGATCACCAAAGGACAACACGTGCACAGACCGAATGAAATCGTCGGGTTCGAGGCGCAATATCGACCCATCCGAGGGATATGCTCCTAGCCACCCCAGCAATTGTTCAATCCGTCGTAATGAAATGGTATAGCCTAGCCTTTTCAACGTCTCTGTGTAGGTTGTTTTGGATGAAGACGACGACGCGTCTTCGGAGGGTTCTGCATAGTTCATTCTCTTGGTCACACGCCCCTTTCTCGTCGTCAACAACGTTTCTTCGGTCTGCTGGCGGCTCTTGCACGGTTCTTCGGTCGTCTGGCTCTTGCGCATCCCCAATAACATCCGGTCGAGGGGCACCACACGGTTCACGGTTCGCCGTTCGTGTCTTGGAGTAGCGGACGTCGGCAAGTCACCCAGCGTATGAAACCACCATTCCCGTAGTTGACGGTCTACAGTCGTCATTGTCGGGTGGACATGGTCCGGCCATATTTCTCGGGTCGCAATGTCTCCATGTCCACCAAGGTTGACAGTGTGTGGGTGCGCCCACTGCGGAAGGAACGACACCACCCTCGAGGGTGCGTGTGCATGCGTGCAAACGGTCGTCGTAGCATTTGCACTGACGATCAACCCCGTCGTCCAATCATTCACCTTGTCGTCACCGAAGAGAAACCTGAAGATGTGACGTATCGTCGGACCGTTCAAGGTGCGGACATTTCCAGCAGCAGGTTCCGGCATGTTTTTGCTACTCGTGAAGAAGGGTGAACGAAGATGTTTGGTAAACGTGAATTCGCAAAACAACAAGAACAAATGACAGGATGAATGCGGAATACCACGATCGTTTTGTGTGGCGTGTGATGCGTGCGATGCGTGCGCGTTGGCGTTGGCGTTGCGTGCGCGTTGCGTGCGCGCATATGCGTGTCGGTGTCGGTGTCGTGCGTGCGTGTCGGTGTCGTGCGTGTTGTTGGCTGGTTTGTGGCTGGTCCCATTCATGCTGTGTCGATATGTATGTGTCGATATGTATGTCGTGCGTGTCGTTGGCTGGTCCCATTCATGCTGTGTTGATGTAGTTTGGGGGGTCGTAGGAGTATTCCTTTGCTGTGTCGATGTATGTAGTTTGGGGTGGCCTGTGTGATGTTGGGTCATTCATGCTGTGTTGATGTAGTTTGGCACATTCCTGTGCTGTGTCGATGTATGTAGTTTGGGTGGTCATGTTTGTTTGCATGCTGTGTTGATGTATTTTGGGTGGCCCATTCCTGTGCTGTGTCGATATAGAAAAGTCGGGAGAAATTTAAAAAAGGCGGGAACTACCTACCTTACAACGTTAAGGGTTATAATAATATTCTACGTGGATAAAATCCCTCTTCATACTTTTCGCGCGCGCGTTGGAAACCGAAATTCATTTTTTTAACAGAAAAGGAAAACCCCAAACATGGACGTGTCCAACGTGTCGGGGCACATCGCCGAAATTGCAAAGAAACAGTTCACCGCGTTTTTCACAAAGAGTCAGTCGTCCAATTTGTACCGCTTTCAAACCGGTGCCGTGCTCGACTTGCCGGGCGACGCCCCGGCCCTGAAACGCCTCGTGGAGTCCCTCCTGTGGGACATCGACACGCTGACGAATCTGCAGAGAGACTGCGTGCCGCTCGCCGGGGGGAACCCCGAACCACGGTGTCGGAGACGTGTTCTGACCCTCCAAGATCCGGCAGTATTTATGGAACTGTACCGCGACCGGATGCTGGCGATCGGCTGGTCGTACCACCCTAATCGCCGGGAGGACATCCGAAACCGCGGTTGCTTCGCGACACGGTTTGAGGTGAAACATGCCGTGGACAGCGCGTCGACGGCGTACGCGCTCTGGCTCTACTTGTGCACGGTGGCGGGGGCGTCGCGGTTCGAGAAGCATCATTTGCAGCCGGCGGACCTGGCGTGGCTACTCGAGACGGGCGAGCGGCTCGACGCCGGGGAGGCGGTGACGTGGGACGGTACCAGCCTGTCAAAAGCGGACCTCGTCGGGGGGGCCCCGTCCGAGACGACGGACGTGCTCTTCTCGCTCGAGGTCACCCTGTTCGTGCGCGCTCACGCGTACCGCTTGCTCGCGTTCAACTCGTTCGACGACCAAACCTGCCGCGTCGATGCGGCGTTGATTCTGGACACATTTGACTTCGCTCGGGTACAATCCATCAGCGCCGCCGTGGACCAGTCCCCGGGCGTAGCGACGGGGTCCGCGCTGATGTGTTTGTTGGCGCCGGCGCATCTGCTGCGGGGGTCCGGTGCCGCCGCCCCGACCATGCCGGACGGGCTTCGTCCGCGCCTCCTACCGTTCCAATCGGAAACCGTGGCGTGGATGCTGGCGCGGGAGACGACCCCGATCGATCTGTTCCTCCCGCTCGTCGAGAATTGTTACTACTCCCCCCTGCTCAATCTGTTTCGCCGCGAAGCGTTCCCGCCCATGCGCGGTGGGTTCCTGTGCTCCCAGTTCGGTCTGGGCAAGACCGTCATGGTGCTCTCCCTGCTCCTCGCCCGCCGCGTCCCGAGAACGCTCGTGGTCACCAGCACGAGCCTCCTGGCCCAGTGGGAGACGGAGATTGCCACGAAGACGGACTTGCGCTGTTCGGTGGTCCACGGGCCCCGGGCCGACACGGCCGGCGAAGTCGTCCTGACAACGTACGGAAAAGTCCGACGGAACGACGAACTCTTCGTGGGGTGCGCGTTCGATCGGATCGTCCTGGACGAGTCGCACACTATCAAGAACTCGAACACGCGCACGTGCCAGACGCTGGCGACGCTGACGGCGCCGTGCCGGTGGTGCGTCACGGCCACGCCGGCGGCGCAACTTAGCCATTTGTACGGCCAACTCCAGTTCTTTGGGCCGTGGACGACGTCCATGTTCACGCAACTCCTGCGTGCCCGGCTCCCCACGTTTCAGCAGGGCAACCGGCTCGCGTACTTTGCCGGCGATGCCTTCCGCGGGCACGACCGCACCCAGCGGTACCGAGGCACGGACGTGCCCATCGTCGCGCTCTCCGACTGTCGGTTTACCGCCGTCCGCGTCGCGCTTCCCGCCGCGCAACGGTCCCAGTACCGGCGCCTGTCCACACTTCCTGTCGGGTTGGGCATGGGTCAAGTGCTGTCGTTTGTGGAAAAGGTGCGTTCGTGGTGCAGTGGGGGGGAATTCTTCGGCGGGGGGCAGCCGTCCCTCCGTCGCCACGTCGTGCCCTCCGTCGGCGACTTTTTGGGGGAAAACAATTGCGCCATCTGTCTGTGCTTTCCCACCGACCCTGTCCTCACACCGTGCCAGCACGTCTTTTGCGAAGAGTGCGTGGCGCAGTTGTTCGCGACCCGCCGCAACTCCTCCTGCGCGTCGTGCCCGTGCCCCCTGTGCCGGGCCGCGTTTGCCCATTCGTCCGTGAAGTACGTCGTCGGGTCGTCGGCCGCGCCGTCGGACGACACCGCCAAGAAGGCAGAGACCGACGTGAAAATCAACGCCGCCTTCGAGACGATGTACCAGATATTTGACGCGAATCCCGCCGCGAAGATTGTCGTGTTTTCTCAGTTCATACCTTGCCTGGAGAAGTTGGTGCAGCGAAGTTCTCTGCTGTTGCCGCAGCACGTGGAGTGCTCGTACATCCACGGCAGCACGCAGCAGAGGAAGCGCGCCCAAGAATTGGAAAAGTTCGCGCGGGCGGAATCCGGCGCCGTCATCTTCTTGTCGGTGCGCTCCGCCGCGTGCGGCCTCAACCTGCAGATGGCGAGCGACGCCATCATGGTGGAGCCCTTGCTGAACAAAGGCCTGGAGCAGCAGGCCTTCGGGCGCATCAACCGTATCGGCCGGGTGGAGACTCCCCCCACCGTGCACCGCGTGTACTTTGCGGACACGATCGAGGAGCGCATCCTGGAACTGGACGACGATGCCGTGCTGACCCGGAGCACGTTGGTGAACTTGTTGTCTTGAGCATAAAAAAAGATCGAAGCCTTTTTTTTATTTTATTTTGGTTCATAAAAAACAACACAAACCCGCGCAAACATGGTATTCGGACAAATCTACGTCGCCGTATTCGAGAAAATCCCAGACACGCAGACACAAGTCTTCGACGATCTGCAAGGACTCGGAAAAGTCAATGAGTACGACGCCGCGTTTCGTCAAATTGAGAAAAACCCAAGGAGTCAGTACAACAAAGTACTGGAACGGACCCAGTTCGCGGGACGGATCGACATCGTGTGTTATTTAGCCCTGGGATTGCTCCTCGGACTCTGGATGTACTTTTCTACCGACGAAGAGGATCGCACGGTCGGGGATTTTCTTACCTGGCCGATGATCATGGCTGCTCTGGCGGGCTTGACGTTTATTGGTATTTCGATCCCCGCGTTAGCAATGTACTCGTACCAGAGCACGCTCGGACAACTTGTCGGTCAGTGTGGGAGCGAACTGGGGGATGCCAGGCGGGCCTGTTGGAAAGAATACCGCGCCAACCAAGTGGCGGCACAAAGTCGTATTGACGCAGCAAACATCGCGGCAGACAGTCGCATCGAGGCGGCAAGAATGATGATCTCAAGGCCGCGCGTTTAATCTCCAGTTTCGTTTTTTTTTTTCTCCGACTCAGAAAAAAATGTACTTCCCATCGTTGGTCTGGCGCATCATTGTGCACGAGTACCTCCTGGACTTTCAGCGACACCACGCCGTGACATTTCAACCATCACTCGCGCGAGTGCGGCGGCGGCTGCCACCCAAAACCAAGACGTTTGAGTGTTCCTTCCCCCCCGCACACTCGATTTCACATGGCCAATTCATCCTGTCGTCCATCCAGCAGCACCAAAGAAAATGCTCGAATTATGCCCACAAATGGCAGCCGGTGTTTGTGCTGTGTGAGTACACGCACGTAACACGATTGGCAATAAAACCCGCGCCCGGCGGCCTTGGAAATTGACAGGACGTTGCGTCGTTGGGAGAGTTTGTTGGTCCATGATCTGATGGTGTGTGTACGCTACTTGTTTTTCGCCACGAGAAAGACTATCACGACCGCCGCAATGAGCAGCAGCACCCGATGACGACCCGTCGGGTCGCATACCATCATGGCGTCGTCGGAGTACAGCGCCTGTGCCTCGACGAACGAGTACTCCCGCTTGCCATGCCTTCGGTTGACGGCGTTGTGGACACCCACCAGCCATCGCGCCAACGCCCCGCGCCCCGTGAGGTCGATCGGGTGATTGTTGGTATATTCGACGTAGTGCGCACGACACTTCTCGCAGGGCAGCACGGCCCCGAGCGATTGAAAGAACGCTTTGTACTCTCGTCTGTCCCTGGGAGTGGGTTGCTCGGGAAAATGAAAGGAAACTGTGTGGAGGAAGTCCCACGCGGCGGGGCCCCACCGATCGATTGTCGGCATTTACTCTGTCTGTTGGAAAAAAAAATCAAATTGCACGTTTTTTTTTCGAGAGGAATGCGTCAAGCATTATGTACTATCAACACCATGGGCTGGGGCCGTTTTTCGAGCACCTCCCATCTCTCTCTATTCCCGTCGCATGTTGAGTACAAAAACGACTTCCTGTACGCGGCGCTCGACTGCATCGCCGAAGAGTCTTGCCTTTGCCTGCCATGCAGCAGCACCGTCCGTCCTCCGGGCTCTCTTCGTCCGACTGCACGTCTCCATCAAAACTTTCGGGCGACACAACACCAACGTCCGGCAAATGTTCTGGCCACGGGATCACCACTTCGTCTTCTTCCGCTTCGTCTTCTTCGTCGTCGTCTTCCGCTTCGTCTTCTTCTTCTTCCGCTTCGTCGTCTTCTTCGTCTTCTTCGTCGTCTTCCGCTTCGTCTTCTTCTTCTTCCGCTTCGTCGTCTTCTTCGTCTTCTTCGTCGTCTTCCGCTTCTTCTTCTTCCGCTTCGTCGTCTTCTTCGTCTTCT